AGGAACTGCGCCAGCTTGATGGCCGTGTCGCACTGATGCTGGTGATCGAAGCGCCGCGCCTCCTGGCCTAGGGCGAACTCGCCGTAAGTGATGTGAGGTGTGATCTTGAAGCTGAACGGCGACTCGGGCGTGAACATCGCCGACGCTGGCCCGCTGGTCTGCCGCTCACGGCCCCACAGATCGCCCTCAGCGATCCGGCGCCGCTTCAGGCCGGCCTCTACGTTGGTGCTTGGGTTGCGGTAGAGCAGCAGGGCATCGGGCACGCCGGCCCAGTCTTTCTCCCGCAGCCGCTTGCTGATGGTCTCAAACCCCTTGGCGCCGTAGAAGCCGGTGCCGAGGTTGTAGGCGAAGCTGATCAGCGCGCACTTCTGATGGTCGGCCATCTCGCCCCAATAGGGCACGGTGGCGCGCAGCTTGCTGGCGATCCGGTCCACCTCCTGGCGCAGCAGCAGGTCGGCCTCGATGGCGTTGATCTTGTCGCCGGGCTTTACCGGCCGGCCGTCACCGTACCGGGTGGTGCCGTAGCCGATCGTCCACGGGTCGCCGCCTGATAGCGGATCAGGGTAGGCCTCAAGGTGGCAGCCCTCGAACTCCTTGATCAGCTTCAGCGCTGCCGCCAGGTCGGCCTGCTTGCCGTCTTGGCTCCATGTGTTGAACCATGCCCGATCACGGCGCATCGCAGCTGCGTAGCCGTTGACGGCCAGATCCTGCTCCAGCTGCTCTAGCGCTGCAGCTTGATGTGGCAGCCCCCTGTAGAACCGAAAGAGCTGCTCTAGCGTGATCGGGGCGGGGTTGGCCATGACTCAGCGCTTGACGCGTGGGGAGATGATGCCGGCCAGAATCTCGATGGCGCGGTAGGCCTTGACCACCACGCGGGCAGCATTGGTTAGGGCTTCGTTGTCCTTGGGCGTGGGGGTGAGGTTGACGACGACCAGCGCCACACCGTGAACGGCAACGGCAAGGGCTACGTAATCAGCGAGGCGTTCCATGCCAAACATGGGGAGGATCCTTTAAGGCTACTTGTGGATTTCAAGCTGTCGAACCCGTTTGTCTAGATCGGCCAGCTGCATCTTGGCGTCGGTCTTTAACTCATCCACGGAGGCTGCCATCTGCTGCAGCGTGGCCTCGATGCGCGCCGACTGAATCTGCATGTTTACGAGCAGGGCGCCGATGGCGAACACGCCGGCGGCAATGGCGGCCGGGAGGGAAGCGACGAACACTGCGCCGACCGTTTTAGGTTCGTCCGCCACCGGCTGATCCTGGCTCCATTCCATCGTAACGATCGAAAGGGTCAGGCCTTCCGGCAAGGATGGCAAGCGCTCGTCTGTAGTAGTGGTTGTCAGTTTGTCCCGCCCGCTCTAGGTGGTCGCGTATCTTGCGCCAGTTCTCGCGGGTTTGGGCGTCCATTACCGGCCCTGCCCGCGGAGGGGTTTCTTGCCGCGGCGCCGGGGGCGGCTGCGCTGGCCGAACCCTTGGCTAGTGGTCTTCGGCGGCCCCGGTTGGTGGTCGAGGCGTGCGGTGCCGGTTTTGCTGCGGACTGCCATTACAGCTCAGGCTGGCTCTGCGCGGCTTGATAGGCAGAGATTACCTCAGGCGTCCAGAGTGCGGCTGCGACAGCTTGTAGCTCTTCGCAGTCCTGGCTCACGTCCTCACCAGGGACACGGACATGACGGTGATAGGTCCGGCCCACCTCAACGCCGTCCTTTTCCACGATGTTGGCTTCGCGGCACTGGATGATCGAGTAGGGCGGGATGATTTCTAGTTTGTGTTCTTTGCGTTCAGTGAAAGCCATTAGGAACATCCTCTGGATGAAACGGGTTTAGGCGTAGTTTTGAGCCGTTGCGGGCTCGGGGTTAGACGTGATAATTCATCTCCAAATAAATTTGCCCTGCTGATGCAATTGCTTGGGCAGAGTCAGATTGCAGCGCCGTGCTATCACCTAAGTAAATGCGGGCTCCACCAGCAGTAATCATTAGTACAAACTGATTGGCGTTTACCCCGGTGGCTGTATCTACAAAAACAGAACCGCCTGCGTACCCAATGCCGCTAACACCAGCAGGTGTGAATGGAAGGCTTACGGTGACATAGCCCACAGGGCTTGAGGAGGATGACGCAATTAGGGTTCCACGGATTGAAACAAGGCGGCCTATCTTGGTGTATGCCAACGTCCGATAAGTAGCATTAAGAGTAATAGAACCACTGCCGCTAGGGGTCAGCGTTGCTGTATGCGTCCCCTCCTCATAATCATCCAGCGCATTAGCCGCTGCGGTGTCGCCGTTGAACTGGATGCCGCCGGTGCTGGCAGCCATGCGAAGATAGTTGTCGCTGGTGACCCGCAAGGTTTCTGTGCCTTCCGTCGTCACGACAAACCGGCCATCGCTGCCGGTGTCGATCACCTCGGCGGATGTGTTGCCTTCTTCTATCTTGTCGCCACCACTGCTTGCCCAGCTCAGCGTGCCCGAACCGTTGGTGCTGAGCACCTGGCTTGCTGTTCCATCAGCTGCCGGCAGCGTCCATGTGACATTGCTTGCCACCGTGGCCGGGGCTTGGAAGCCAACCCAGTTGCTGCTGTCCGAATCAGCAAAGCGCAGATCACCCTGAGCCTTGATCTCAACGTTGCCGCTTGAGTCAATGACAAGCCGCTCGGTGGCAGTTGCGGCACCATCTGGCGTGGTGCTGAATGCGAGCCGGCATGGCATGTCGGTGACATCACCAGCGGTGCCAACTTCGCCGTCTACCAGCGCGCGGATGTGTGCGCCGATGCTGGTCAGGTCTGATCCGTTTGCACCGGCAAAGCGGATTTCCCCGAGGATGTCGTTCAGCTGAACTGCCGTGACATCGCCGGCAGCAGTGCCGCGGCTTTTGCCTAAGGCGATGATGCCGCCGGAGGTATCAGCACTGTTGCGGACGACCGAGGCACCAAGGCCAAGCGTCTCAATCGCCAGCGTGCCGACTGTGGCGCCGCCAACGGATCGAGCCGTGCCAGGGCCGATCAGTACGCGACCGCTGCTGTCGATCGCCAGCCGTTGTGCGCCGTTGGTGCCAAGCGCGATCTGATTGGCGCCGGGGGAATAGAGGCCGGTGTCAGTGTCGGTGCCGAAGTAGACCGAGGGCGCCGAGAATGTGCCCAGCGGTACGCTCAGTGCGCCGCTCATGGTGTCCCCGGTCTTCAGCACGTTCAGCGATGCTGCGCCGGTCAGGCTGGCCGTGATGGTGCCAGCGGAGAAGTTACCAGACCCATCGCGCGCGACGATCGCGCTGGCGGTGTTGGCGCTGGCGGCTGTGGTGGCGCTGTTGCTGACCTTGCCTGCCGTGCTGATCGTGTCGAGCTTGGTGTCAACGATCGCAGCCGATGCGTTGATGTCGGCGTTCACGATGGTACCGTCAGCGATCATCGTGCTGGTGACGGTGCCGCTGTCGCCGGTTGTCACCACGCTGCCGGTGACATCGGGGAACGTGATGGTGCGGTCGGCGGTCGGGTCAACCACAGCCAGCGTGGTCTCGTACGCGTTAGCGGTGCTGCCCTCCCAGACGATGCTGCCGGCAGTGCCGATCTCAAGCGCACCGGTGATGGTGCCGCCGGCCTTGGCCAGCTTGTCCGTGTCCAGCTCTTGGATGGCGGTCTGGACGTTGGTGGAGGCGATGTCACCCGATGGGGTGAAGCTGATATTGCTGGCGATCTGGCCAGCAATGCCGTTGGAAACGTCGATCAGCTCCCATGCGGTGCCGCTCGACACCAGCATGTCTGGCGGTGCCAGAGCGGTGACGGGAGCCGGTGCCACGCCGGTGCCGCTGTCGGACACCACGACGTAGTAGCGCAGGTTGGCTGCAGCAGCAGCCGGCAGCGCATTACCTGCCACCAAGCCAGCCGCAGTGCCTGCAGCGGTGGTGCTCTTTACTTCGTTGACGCTGGCGTCGTAGGTGCCGGCATAGATCAGCTCACCAGCGGTGATGGTGATCGGCTGCCATGCTGCGCCGTCGTACAGGTAGAGGTCGCCGTTCAGCGCATCGAAGAACTGTTGACCGCGGAAATCAGCGGTGGGGAAGGTAACGACGCCTGCGGTGCTGGCTGCACCACCGAACTGAACCGTAGAGCTATCGGCCAGCTTGTTGCCGGTGATGCTGTTAGTGCCGAGCAGCGAAACACTCAGCGTGCCTGTGGTCAGCTTGCTGGCCGGCAGGTCTGGGATGTCTGTGTCGAGTAAGGACTGCGCCGCTGTGATGTGGCCTTGCGCGTCATAAGACACCTTGCTGGCCGTGCCAGCAGCGACCACGTTGCTGTGGTTGAGCGCACCAGCGGAAACTGCCAAGCCCGTGCCAGGCGTTACGGCGCCCTTATCAACAGAGGTAGCAGCTGGCAGATCAGCGGACGTGATCGCGCGGCCGGCGGTAACTAGGCCCTTGGTGCTGTACTGGACGACGCTGTAGGTGCTGCCGCTGGCGGTCACTGTGTTGTCGATCACCAGCTGATCGCCGGAAACCGCAAGGCCTTGGCCGCTGACCGACACGGCGCCCTTGCCGCCTGATGTAGCAGTCGGTAGGTCGCCGCTTGTGATCTGGCGGTACGCGACCGGACCAGAACCAACAGTTGGGCCAGCCAGGAACTCTGCCGCGCCGCTGGTGTTGTCCAGCGAGGTGGTGATCGTCACCGTGTCGCCGGAGCTGGCAATGGTGAGGTTGACGATGCCGGCGGTGTCACCAACGATCGTGTTGACCGATCCGGCTGCCTTCAGGCTTACCCAGCTGCTGCCATTCCAGCAATAGATCTTGCTGTCGTCGGTGTCGAGCGCCAGCTGGCCGATGTACGCGCCAGAAGCTGGCAGCGTGGTGACCAGATCTACGGTGGACTCATCCGCCAGCTTGGCGGCTGTCACGGCGTCGTTGGCCAGTTGCGTGGTGCCCACGGCGCCAGCAACCAATGCCGAACCAGCGATGCTGGCAGAGTTGAACAGGATCTTGGCGCCGGGGATGGTGGCGTCAGCGATCAAGGTGACGCCATAGCCGATGGCATCTTGAATGGTGATCTTCTTTGTCTCACTCGCAGAGACATCAACAACAGGCAATAGGTCGGCAGCACCTAAATTGGCGCCGGCCAGTGCCGCTAGTTCAGAAATCCGCAGATCAGCCATTTACGAATCCTCTTGAGCGGCAGCGTCAAGCAGTCTCTTGCAGCAGCCTAGCAGTGGCATCCTGCTCCAACAGGATGTCGTCATCGTTTTCTTGGAGTACGGCGTCATCGCCAATGGTCAGGGTCTTAAGCCTGACCGGGCCAGTGGTGACGAAATCCGCGGTGACTTCCACGAGGCTGCCGGCTGCGACTTGCATGGCTGCTTGTGTAATGACACCTGTCACCTCGTACCAGATCTCATCGTCAGCCGTCGCCAGCTGGCCGGTGGGGTTCTGGTCGTTTGTCTTCAGGTAGAGCTGTGCGCTGAATTCAGATCCAATCTCGGTGCGGAGCGCCAGCTGCAGCAGATAGTGGGATGTCTCATACTCGCCAGCGCCCACAGTGTCGCGGTAATCCCAAACAGCGCTGAAGCGGCCAGAGCCCGACATCAGACTGCTGTATTGGCTGCGGAACTGATCACCCAAGGCGGTGTGGTCGATCGCCTCCACTGCGGTGTTCAGCTCGTAGGCGGTGAGCTGGCCGATGATGCGCGGCTTGTTATTGGCAACCTTCACCGAAATCGGCACAGCGGTGACGATCGTATCCAGAGCGATGGCGTTGACTTCGCCACCATTCAGGGCTGCCCCAAAGGAGCTGTAAAGCCGAATGCCGCCCAGCTCATCCACGTTGATGAACCATTTGCCGCCGCTTTTCTTGACGCCATCCGGCCAGCCTGCAGTGCTGACAAAGGCCAGCGTGGCTCCGTTGGTGCTCCTGAACTCCAGCTGATCGCCGGTCAGGAACATGCCGGGATCAAAATCAAACGAGAAGCGCTTGCGCGCCACGTTGACATCAGACGCGTTCACCTCGGACACCTTGGCGCCCTGCAGCGATAACCGCTGAAGCGCCACCCTGCCGCATGTGCCCAGATAGATGCTCATCAGATGCTCGCGCCTGTTAGCGCGCCGGTGACCTGGAAGCTGATCTGCGCCGCAACGATCTCGCCAACGCTTGCGCCAATGGTGGCGCTGGTGATGTAGGCGTCAAAGGTTACGTCGCGGTTGCTGCCGCCATCGGCCAGCCGCAGCGTCAGGGTCACCAGATCGCTAGTGGTTACGCCGCCGGTGCCGGTCCGTACCAGCTTCTGCAGCAGCGTGCTGGCATCGTTCCTTCCGTTGTCGTCTTTGTAGTAGATCAGCGATGCGCTGCCCGTGAATCCTTGAATGCCTGGCGTGAAGCTGCGCAGGTTTTCGCCAAGGGTGGTGATCTCCAGCATTTCAACGGAAGACTCCAGCGACCAAGTGGTCACCTTGGCCAGCTGGCTGCTCCCCAAGAGCAGGCGCCCGTCTCTGCCCGTGAAAACCTTTGCCATAGCGGCCTCCTATGGGTGCAGTTTAGACAACTCCGATCAGCTCGACAGAGACATTGCTAACACCAGGGCGAACACTGGTGATCTCCGGTGGACCTGCGTAGCGATAGGCAGCGCCAGAACCGCCAGGAGAGAACGCTGATGCCGAGCCACTCCAACCGGTGGACGTTGTTCCTGGAACGGAAAACGTGCGGAAGGTGCCCTCGGTCTCAAGGTAGTGGTTCAGGAACTGAGCGGCCTGGCTGTCGGGGATGTTGCCGTAGGAAAGACTGAGTTTGCCCCCTGTGCGCTGGTTGCCATAGCGAATGCGCACCTCAGCGCCAGAGAGGGTGGCGTAAGTCTTTACCGGCCAATCGCCAGGCTGGTAGGAGCGAGCAGTAGGGGCGAGAGCGGGGAAAGGCATTAGGTCTCCTCTGCGACGATTCCAACGCCAGCCATGTCGCTGGTGATCGCCTCGGCTGGGAACTCGGTTGCTGTCACGTTAACGAGGCCGTCATCGTCCAGCTCGATCTGCTCGACCAAATAGGTCGATGCGCTGATGGAAGAGTTGGTGCGTGTGAACAGCGCGCCCCATAGCTGGCTGTCGGCAGCAGCGCCGTTGGTGATCGTCATCGATGCGGTCTGCACGTCTTGGGCGCCGGCCTTGTAGTAGGTGATCGGATAGGTGCCGTCGCTTAATGGCGTGGCGCTGGTGACTCGGCCATCGCTCGCCGAGATCACGCCATTGCCGTAGGAGCTGATCACGTTCTGCTCAAGCGCCACTTTGATGTAGCTGCCCGGCGCGATGCCGACGCCTTCGTGTGCCGTTTTGAATTTGATGGCGTGGGTAATCCGGCGCCGGATACTCAGGAAGTAGCGCGCCACCTGCTCTGCGTGTTGCCGGCTGGTGCAGTAGGCCGACATATCAAAGCTCTCGATCGGCGCATTCAGCGGGGTGCTTTCAAAGCGTGCGCGATAGGTGCGCAGCACGGGCAGCTCGTTCTTCTTGAGGTGCGACCTGTATGTCACCAGAGCTTGAAAGTCCCGGCGCTGGTCGGCTGCTAGGTATTCAACGCTGAAGCTGCCTTCGATGATGTTGCCGGCGGTGAACAGGTTGCTGATGTTCGGCAGGCCATCAGGCAGCGCTGGCATCAGAGAGAACTTGCCGTTGGCGATAACAAAATTCAGCAGGAAGAATGGCGCGGTGTCGGCGATGTACTGGCGCAGGTTGATGCGCTCGGAAATTGCCCCATCAAAGAACAGGCCACGCGATGCACAGTAGGCGGCAGCGCTTGCGAATGAGGCCGAATCAATCAGCTCGCCGCTAACGCCGTTGGCGCGCTGCAGCAGATAGAGGATCAGATCAGGGAAGCTGTTGCTGTTGTTGATGCCGCTGCTGATCCACAGGCGCAGCTGGTCAATGCTGCTGATGTTGCGGCCAGACCGGGCAGCCAGTGCAACAGTGGTGAGCGATTCAAACGTGGGAACTGGATTGGTCGCCAGCTGCTCGTTTAGAAAGACAACCTGATGCTCTGGGCCGTTGTCGCAGCTGCGGTTAATGAGGCCGCCGTAGTTGCTGATTTCGGCGATGCCGGTGGCGACATCGAAGTTCCTGATCGGACCATCGTTATCGGTGGTCTTCATGGTCTCAAGCTGGGCACATGCGCCCACCGTCGTGATCTCGGCCTGCACCCGAATGATCACGCCGTTGCCGCCGAGTTCGACGTTCGGCAGGTTGGCGTTGAGTTGCCAGAGCTGGGCAGAAGTTCCAAGCCGGTAGACGTGCGCAGCGGACAGCGGCACAATCCTGAACTCAAGCGCCCGACGCGAGCCGTGCCGCACGCCGAGAGTGTGGAACTGATCAACTGGCGATGAACCACGGACGCAGAAGTTGAGCGCAGTGCGAGTCCAAGTCGTCTGCCCGATCTCCCTGAAGTACAGCGTAAAGACCGAAGCACGCGGGAAATACTCCGACATCGTGCCGCTTTGCACGCTGACGTTCTGTTTATCCAGCTCTTTGATGTGATTGCGCGAATAGAGGCTATTGAAATTGCAGAGGCCGTTGAACCTGCCCCACACTTGGCTCTTGATGCCGATCTGGGTGAAGTCGCAAGGCCGCGTGTTCTTGATAGTCGCAAACGACACCCGCGCCAGGTTGTCGTAAATAGGCCCAGCATTTACGTTGGGGTTTAGCTGGTTTGGCAGACCAGGTGAATTGCCGGCAGGTGATGTGAGCTGCCTGCTGCCCAGCACCCGCACATCGGCAAGGTCGAGCACTTCAATGCACTCAAGCGTAATCAGCTGCGTTCTCTTGCGGCGCCAAACTGGCAGACTCCTGTTGACGACCCGCCACACCGAAGCGTTGATGATGACGGTTTCGCCGAGCTGTAGCGCGTCATCAGTGGCAGCGCATTCGCTGTCGAGCGTATTGTTCACGTCGTCCATTTTGCCGCCGCCAACCTTGCTGGTGCGGCCACCCCAGAAGTAGTCGTCTATCTGCTCGCCGGAGATGATGTACTCGATCCTAGCCCCAACAGAAGCGGTGAATGAGGTCTTGCTACTGAAGCCGTTGATGCCTTGACGACGGAAATAGCCGATACCCACACCATCTTGCGGGTAAATATTGGCCTCGTTTTTGGCGCTAAAATCGGCGCCGCAGATCTTTGCACGGTCCCGGCGCAATGCGCCCTTACCCTCTGCATCCTCGGGAATTGAAACGATGCGATAGTTCAGCCGGTACTGCGTACCGTTTGGCATCGGATTACTGACGCCGAACTGGGTGCTGTTAGATGGGCTGAGCGCTTGGCTGAACGACTCCACACCTGCAGGCGTAAAGAACAGGTCGGTGGTGTCCTGCGGATCGCCAGCGGCTTGGCCGCCCTGTGTGCCATACAGCAGGTTGCTGCGTGACACCTTGCCTGCGTTGTTCCACCACAGCGCAAAGCTGTTCCGGCTGATCACATCTAGGCCGTTGTTGCCGAGATAAATGCCAGCCAGATCGGGCGCTCCGACGCCAGCCTCACCGACCACGTAGAGCAGCTTGATGCCCTGCTGGCCGCCAAGGCTGAACATCCGCGACCACACCAGCTTGGGACTCACCAGCACGCCGCCGGTGGTGCCGGTCCACTTTGTCCAGACAATCGGGATCGCCTCGCCGTACTGCGCCAGCTCCGCGGTGGAATCGAAGCCGGTGGTCTGTGCGTAGCGATCAGCGCCCGAACGGCTGGCGAGTGTGCGCTGGCCTGATTTGGTGTCCGAGAGAGCGGCCGGCTTCGGCGCAAGCAGATAGCTGACGGCGCTTACAGCGATGCCAACAACAAAAGAAACGACAAAAGAAATTGTTGCGGGATCGCACCTTATTTCAGGGATGTGCTCATAGCCAGCCGGCTTCACCAGCGACTGCCTAATCACTTCATCCATGAAGTGCTGATATTCCTCGACCGTGCAGCCGGCCAGATCGATTATCTGCCTTTCATACGGAAGCAGTGGCCGCCGGTGAGGCTTGCCAATGGGCACCAGGCCACTCGCTCGCTCGAACGGTTGATATGGAGAATTCCCTGCTGCCATGTCACCGCGAACGCCCACCGATCCTGCGGAATCAGCATTACGTCCCCATCGTAGGCCGGCGCATCTACCCTGTGCCCCCAAGCCAGCAGGTCGCGCAGCACCGCTCGCGTCGGCATTGCGTACCACTCCGGCTTGAACGTCGGCGTCGGGATCTGCATCCGCTCCAGCGCCCGGTAGACGAGGTTTATACAATCGATCTCTCCATTGCTGCCATCGGCACCGAGGCGGTACCGGAGGCCGATCAGATCAAAACACTCTGACACTGCTGGACGTTGGCAGTGGCCCCACTAGATCTTCGCTCAGGCTGCGGAACGGCGCATCAGATCCGACCGCATCGAGGATCGTGTTCAGCTCAAGGCGAACCGCTGTCTCATCCCAACTGCCACCGCCCACTTGCCCCGTGTACCTGTAAATCTCGGTGCCGGTGTTCACTTGAAACACAGCCACGCTGGCGATCCACCCGTTGATAATGGCCTCGCTGGCCCAGGGGCGCGTCAGCTGGGTATTTGGGAAAACCAGCGTGGCTGACACGTTGTCGCCGTTGCGGTTGATGACGGCACCAGAGAAACCGAACGGCAGGAAGTTAGAACCTGTCAGGTCGTAGTTCTGGAAGCTGTTGCCGTTTAGGTCGAGGCCATTGCCGAGGATCAGTTCCATCAGATGCCGATCCTCTTGCGAGCGCTTGGTGCATTCTGCAGCCGGCGCAGTGCCTGCTGCTCGCCGCGGTTGGCGCCTTCGCGCGCAGCGTTCTGCATCCCAGCGCGGAACTGCTCGGCTGTGACGTACTCAACGTTATTGATGCGCTCAACGGTGTAGCGCACGTCCACCGTGGAAGCGGCACTGCTGCGACCGCCGGCAGAGCCGCCCTCGGCCTGCTCGCTGGATCCACCCATGCCGCCAGAGGACACGGGCCGATAGCGGTTCATCGCATCAGCGCGCTGGTCGCCCTTGATCTTGACCGGGATGGTGCGGCCATCAGGCAGGGGCACGTAGGCTTCGGGGCCGCGCTCGCCATAGATCGCCAGCTCCGGCGAACGGGCGATGCCGCCCTGTGCGTAGCGCTTCAGCGGCACCACGTTGTTCGACATCACGCCGCCGGTGGCAAATGCCTTGATAGGTGCTGCGCTTCTGGGGCCGCTGGCCCCGCCTGTAGCAGCGGCGCCAAGTTGAAGACCAGGAAAGAAGAACCCGATTGCTTTAAAGACAGCGAACTTGATCAGCATCTTGCCAAGATCCTTAAGCACCGAAGCGGCAAATTCCTTGAACGCCGCTTTGCCGGTCGACGCGAAATCAACAATCGCATTGGTTAGGCCGTCGATGCCGCTCGTGGCAATGCTGGCCAGGTTGGCGCCAAGGTTGGTGGCCGAGTCATAGGCCTGCTTGAACGACTCCTTGAACTGCGTGCCGAAGCTCTTGCTGTTCTTCTCCTGCTGCTTGGTGGCAGCATCAAGCGCGCCAGCCCGCTCGCGCAGCAGCTTAATGTGCTCGGCCAGTGTCGGATTGGTCTGGGCAAGGATGTCGAGCTGCAGCTGGCTGACCTGCGCGTTCAGCTTCTCCAGCTCGGTTAGCTCGGTTTTGCCGCGCGTCACCTCTGCGATCTGTGCGTCGTATTCGGCAAGGGTGGGCAGCAGCTCCTTGAGCCCCTGTTGATACTCTTTATCGGCAAGCGCAGCCCTAGCGGAGGATCCGCGGTCGATCAGATCAGCGAAGGGTTTCACGTCCAAGGAGCCGCCGGCTTCGCTGGCTTCGCGGGCAAGCTCGACCACGCTGAGCGTGAGCTGCTTTACCTGGCGATCGTTTTCGGTGAGCGCTTCATTCCGTTGCAGAAATAGCTGGTCAGTCGCCGAGGCACCCACGCCCTCGTAGGCAGCCGACACGTCGTCAATGCTCTGGCGCAGCTGTTCCTGTAGCGCCAGCGCTTTCTGCGTCAGGCTGGCGCGGCGATCCTCTAGGCGCTCCTGCTCGGACGCCGCACGCCGTGCTTCGGATGCTGCCCTGCTTGCTGCTGTGGCAGCCCTGTCATCAATGGCGCTGGTATCCAACCCCATCGCAGTGCCACCCATGCGGCGGCCGGTGCCAGGCGATGGTGCATCGCTCCACAGCTTCTGTATCTGCGCAAAGTCGCGCTTGGCCTGTTCCAAGCCAGCGCCGAAGCCGCCAGCCAGCGCTTGGCCGGCAGCCGCGAAATCACCCTGCAGCGCCTTGCTGATGGCATCGAACGTGTAGACAATCGTCTTCACGAACTGATCGAACAGCTTGATGGTCGCGTACACAAAGGTTGCCACCGAACGCAAGCCGAACTTGATCACCTCAAACAGCGCCGTCCAATCCTGCTTGGTGTCGAACAGGTCGCCGAACACCTCAAGGATTGACTGCAGCGCCGGCATCAGCGCATCGGTCAGCTCGAGCCCGAACCCCTGCGTCTTGATCCCCATCTCGGTGATGGTGTCGTTAAACAGATCCGAGCGCGCGGCGAAGTCCTCACTCACCTTGTAGGTGAACTTCTCCATGCTGGCCGCGCCTTCATTCAGCAGCGGGATCAGATCAGCGCCCGACTTGCCGAACAGCGCCACGGCAGCGGCGGCCTTCTGCGCACCGTCTGGCATGTCGGCAAACCGATCGGCAATTTGCTTCAGCGCCTGATCAGCTGGCACCACCTCACCGTTGGCGGTTTTGATGTTTACGCCCAGCGCCTGGAACTTTGCCGCCAGGTCCTCGTTGCCCTCTGCCGCCTTGACCAGGTTGACGCTCAGCTTCGTCAGGCCCTTGCCCAGCGTGGCTGTGTCCACGTCCGCCAACTTGGCCGCGTTGCCGATGGCGATCAACGCATTGGCTGCAATGCCGGTCTTGGCCTGCAGGTTAAACAGCTCATCGCCTGCGTCGATCGACTTTTTCACGATGGCCGTGAGGCCACCCACAATGGCGCTACCGGCGATCGCGGCACCAAAGCCGGCCACGGCACCCTTGAGGTTGTTGAACCCCATGGCAGCGTTCTTGGCCTGCCCCTGCAGGCCCTGCATGGAGTTGCCGAGCTTGCGGATATTGTTCTCGCCCTGAACGTCCGCCTTGATGCGGAGCATGGCATCCATGTTCATCGCCATCTCAGCTGCTCCGTTCGTTCAGGATCATCAGTGCCGCCGCTTCCATGACCTGCAGATCCTCCAGCAGTGCGCGCGGGTCTTCCACTTCGTACAGTCTAAGGATCCACGCCACGGCCCCATAATCGAGCCCCAGCAGGCCGTTCATCGTGGTGCGCCATTGCGTCTGGCAGCGCAGGAACATCTCAACCGCCGGCCAGTTCTCTGGCCACACTTCACAGTCGATTGAAGGCTGTTCTGGCAAGGCCAACCCAAAGGCCGCGGCATCGGACTGCGTTTCGTCGATGACGCCACCCACAGCCCAATGCTCAGCGGCCTCTGTCAGTTTTTTCTCTTGGCTCCCTTGATGCTGTCCATGTAGGCCTTCAGCACCGCGACGGCCAGAAACGGCACCTCTAGCAGCTGCTGCAGTGCGTTCTGGCTGAAAGGAATCTCTTTGTTCTGGTCGTCGCTGATGCCAGACCAGCCAACCAAAACATCGCCGGCAATCTCGGTGATGCGGTCCAGATCGCCCAGATCCTCAAGCCGCTGCAACTCGGCCACCATTGGGCCGATTTTGCTCTGCGGCAGGCGTTTGAACTCGCCGTCGAATGTTTGCCGTTCGTGGCGGCCGCCATCGACAGGAACGTCAAAGGCGACCGGCCAAGTGTAGGTATCGGACTGCTTGAGAACAAACGCCATTCGGTGGGGCTCCAGGGTTAGGTGTAGGCCAGGCTCAGCTCATCATTGCCTGCGCTGGTCGGAATGGCCAGGTAGGGCAGGTTCAGCATCTGGATCCCGTCCTGGTCAGAGTAGGTCGGGCTGCCGATGTCGGACTGAGCTGTGGTGAACGTCACGATGTTGCCAGCAGTGGCGCCGTGCTGGAAGCTGATGCTGCCAGTAGTGGATCCGTTGGCGATCGTGAAGAAGTCCTTGGTGGCGATGCTTGGCGCCTCGATCACGCAGGTGCCGCTGGGGGCACGGTTGGTGATCAGCACTTCTTTGCTGCAGCCCACCAGCTCGCGGTAGATCATCTCGTTCGCCAGCTCAAAGTTCAGCGACTGCAAGCAGCCGCTGTAGCTGAAGATGGAGAAGTTGCTGGTGTTGCCGTTCTTGAAGATCAGCGGCGCAGCTTGGTTGGCATAGGTCGGGGTTGGCACCGTCTCATCAGTCGGTGCGTTGTAGATGCCCGTCAGGTTGAAGGTGATGAACGGGATTGCCCCCACCTCGGCATTTAGCGTGAAGGTGCCGCGGCAGCCGGTGAGCTTGTGGCGGATCGTGTCGTTGAAGTAATAGATCGTCGCCGAGCTGAACGTGGCGCTGACCGGGGCATAGGTCACCGAAGTGGTCGCCACGACGGTCTCAGACAAGCCGCACGCCTTCAGCACGGGGCCATAGGCCGGTGCAGTGCCAGCGGCACCAGCGCCCGCCAGCTCAACCTCAAAGCTCACTTCAACGCGGGTCTGCGCCAGCAGCTGATCGCTCGTGCCCAGATAGGGGCGGATAAGATCGCGGCTGACCGTATCAGCCTGCAGCGGAGTGATCTCAAGGTTGCGCACCAGGATGGCATTAGCCGCGCCCGTTGGAGTGGGATCGGTCCCGTAGGTGGTCTCAGTCTTCGCCAGGATCAGGCGTTTGCGGCTCAGGAGCGGCATTGCTCTCTACC